TATCAAGATAATATGGATCTATTTTGCATAATAAGAATAGATGAGTAGGAGTCTCTGATGATCTTATTCCTCTATCATTATCAAGACTACCTATTTTAAATTCAAACTCTATAGGATATTCTTTAAGAGCAGGTAATTGATTTTTTATTATAGCTTTAATTACATTTAGAGCTTCTTTAGCATGATTAGCATTATCACTAAATATAACTTTGTTAGCTCTTCTTTGCTTAACAAGATGATCTAGTCTTAAAAGCTTTTGATTTACATTTCTTCTTACCCAATCATTATTGCTTTGAGAATTTACAAATGTAGGTATTTGTCTTTTTTTGTTAAGTTCGTATACGTTGTTAAAATATCCTCTTTTTAATTCATCATAAAATCCAGGACTAAATCTAAAAGTCTTAGTTACTTTCATATTTGTTCCAAGTCTTCTATTTATGTCTTGAATTGTTTCTAATACTTCTCTTTGAGGTCCTGCTATTATTTCTTCATTTAATTTATTATAGTCAGGTTTCCAATCAAAAAGACTGTTTTCATTTTTAAGATACTGAGCCATTGTTCCTCCTTAGTTCCCATGCATAGTTTAATTTACCATACATACCTTTTCTTTTAATGTTAGTTTTAATTAATTTATCTTCAGCTGTTAAAGTATTTATTGCGCGTCTAATAGATGTAATTGGAGTGCCATCCCCCATCATTATATATATATCATAAGGAGTAAGTGGTACTCTTTCAGCATTATATATGTTAAATATCCTTTGATCTTGTGTAATAGCCTTAGCATGACTACGCCTAAGCTTTTCACCTTTTTCATTCGTAGTATTATAAAATGCCATTATTATCCTTTCTGGTAAACTTCACCCTAAGATGAACTTTACCTGTTTTTAAAATATATATCTTATTTCTTGCCATGGTAATACGCTTTCATGATTTGATAAGAAATCATTTATATATCTCTTTTTCTTTTTATGATTATATCTAATATTTTTACTACCATATTGTGATGTTTTCTGCTCTTGCATATGAGGATTCCATAGCAAATGCTCTCCATCTATATCATTATCTATATTATATCTATGAAGTTTATCATTATGAGTCAAGAATATAGCTTCTGCTTTTACATAAGGCTTTATACTGTCGTCAACATTACTATTTATAAGCTTAAACAACTTATTATAGTCATCTCCACATCCATTATACACTACAATTGGTGAATAATTAACATGAACATCATATCCTGCTTTATAGAAATCATTAATAGCATTTATTCTATCTATGATACTACTTGTTCCAGGCTCAAGAAGTGTTGATAATCTTTGTGGCATTAAACTAAAGCGTATGCGTATTTTTCTATTAGCATCATAATCTAAAAGCTTTTTATTAACATTTTTAGTTGCAGCAGTGCCCATAGCTTTCTCATGATATTTAAAATAGTCAAATAACATTCTCCAATCATGATATTTAGCATGTAGTATATAATCTTCATTACAGCTAAAGTCATAAGTATAATATTCATCGTGTGTTTGATTTGGTACTTTAGGCCACTCTAACTCTTCTGAATGCTTTTCTATCTCTATTAGTATATCTTCTTGATTATTAGCTATGCTTAAACCTCTAGGTACATGTCTGCGCATATAACAATATGAACATTTATACAAGCATCCAAAGCCAAATGAAGGAGTAATATAGTCACTACTTCTACCTGAATGCTTAATGTCCATAGCTTTACGTTGTACATATTTCATGTTTACCTTCCTTAATTATAAAATAAGCTACACAACAGTTCTTTTTCAAACTATTCCAACCCACCGCACACAAATGTGCTACCACGCCTCACTTATTTTAAGTTATAAAATGAACTACACGAAGCTCCGTCAAGCTAGCCGTCTGCTTCCCTTTCCACAGCTTCTTTCAGCTGTCACCCACACCTCGCTCATTTTAAGTTATAAACTACCCACCAGTTTTATCATTACTAACAAACGCTACAGCTGGTCCGCGTGCGTTAGTAGTGCTGGTTAAACTTGCTTCATTAGTAACATTGTTACCATTTACAGATACAGTAGAAGATTCATTACTTAGTTCTTCTTTCAATCTGCCAACTGTACGTGCGTTGACTCTTGTATCTACAAATCCATCAGATTGTAATAATCTAATATTTAATGTACCATCTTCATTTACGTTTAGTATTTCTTCTGACATATTTCTATGTTCTCCTTTACTTTGTGTTATTTAACGTTAAAATCCCACTCTTAGAGCATGACCTGCCAATGTATTGTCTTCAGCATATTTATGTGCATCAGATATATCATCAGTTAGTTTTTCTCTAACAGTTTCGACTAGCTTTTCATTCACATCAAGCCCATTTTGTGCTGCATAGGCAAAACATGATTGAGCGAGTTCTCTTATTTGAGCACCAGTCATATTATCAAAGTCAGCTTTTTTGACAAATTGACCATGCTCCCCAAAATACATCATAGCACATTGCTGCGCTTTTTTACCTGTTAAAGGACCTACAGATATTATTTTATCTATTCTTCCTGGTCTTTTTAATATTCTGGGTTCAATTCTATCTGGATGATTTGTTGTCATTATAATATAAGCACCACTATTATTACATGGCTGGTTTACACCATCAAGGAAATTAAGCAGCATACTGCTAGTTCCGTGTCCCATATCATTTAATAATGACTCAGCATCCTCTACTACTACTATTGTAGGTAATTTATATTTAGCACATACCTGAAGGTGTTTTGCTAAAGATCCTATGTCTTGAGCTATACATACAGGCATTTCTTCTTTCTTTTCAAGCCCTAATTTAATACAAAGACTTGTTTTACCTGTCCCTGGAGGACCTACAAGCATTACTTTACGAGTTCCAGGCATTCCATACCTTGTAAATAGCTTTGTATTGTTAAAAAAGAACTTTAAATCCTTTTCTACAGTATTTACAGCGTCATGTATAACAGGAACAGCCTCTTTTTTCTCTATTTTAGAGTAAATCATCTGATTATTAGCCATTATTACACTAAAAAGACCATTTTGAGGCTTAGCTTGCCTCTTTTTATTCTTTGTCATGTATTTAAATAGATTATACATAGTTTTTTTATTAGTAGCTACAAATCTATCTATTCTTTTATTAGAACCAGCTCCAGATACTATAGATGCATATATAATTGTAGATCCATCACTCATTTCAAGGTGAAACATACCTGTTGTATCTTCATAACGTACAGTTTTATCTCTACTCCATTTCTCTAATATTGGATGCCATACCATACTTACTATACCTGATCCTCTTAATGGCCTTATATTCTTTATATGGAATGATTTCATTTTATATCTTCTTGCATGTTTCCATAAATCTACTAATCTGCTGTGTGGATAAGGAACATCTGACTCTATTATCACATAATCATTAGTATTTGTTATTTCTTGATACTTTTCTTTCATTTTTATAGCTATTGCTTCATCTTTTCTCATTTATTTTCTCCAGTTTTTAATAATATAGAATAATGCGCCTGAAAACAGGCCTAATTCACCAAGAGCATTAAATAATGCGGTCCATATATAAATTACATCATACATTGCGTCTGACATATTTATCCTTTCAATTGATTGGGGGAGGAAAGAAAGGATTAAACACCTCCCCCAGGGTTGTTAACATACCATCATCACACACTATAAATCTGTTGTGAGTTTTTTTAATCTAATTTCAAGTTGAGTGATCATATCTTCAGTGATGATAGTCCCAAATTTACCTTTATTACCTATTCCTTTCGCCTTCCATTTAGTAATAAGGTCTAAATACATGTCTATAAGGTCTTTTTTACTCATTTAGGCCCCATTTTTCATTATATTTGTTTATTTCTCCTTGATAATGAAAAGGATTTGTCTCTTCATTATGCATTTTAAGCAATTCATTGGCTTCTTTTAATTGATTATGGCTATTATTGCTTAATAATGATACAACACCGCTATTTTCTCTATTTATTAGAGCTGGTTTTATATAATGTGCAATAAGAGGCCTTCCTTCATCATCAGTATCAATATTATGATACTCAAGATAGCCATTAACCTTACTATAGACTTTATCAGGTAATAATTGCCAATATTTATACCTCATAGATACACTACCATCTTCATGTTCTTTGAATTTTACATCATTTAAATCAACATCATCTTTAATAAGATATTTAATTGTTGATTGAATACTATTTTTGAACGCTTGATTTAGTATGTTTTTGTTCATTAGCTGCATCCTTTATTTTTTTATCTAAATATTTCTTAAATTTGTCACCATCTCCTTTATATTCAATATAATTAAGCAATACATCAATAAACTGATATAAATCCCTACTTATCATACCAATATTATGGGACATTTTACCTGCAAAGTTATCACGCATTTTATTTGTTACTTTATCTTTTGCTTTCTTCAATACTTCTCCTTCCAGCTTTTTCTAGATTAATCTTTTCAACTAATGGAATAATATC